AGCGCATCAAAGCGATCGTCAAGGAGGGTAAGAGCGCGGCGGCGATCACCGGCGATCTGGTGATCACACACGCCAAGCAGCTTAGCGCGCTTGCTTCGCCCAAGGTGACGAAGATCGAGCCCAAACCAAACCCGAAGAAGGAAAAGGGGATGGAGATGCTGGCACAAGTGATGAAAGCGGCGGGGTACTAACGATGACATGTCCTAAATGCGCACACGAAAAAACGCGGGTATACGGCACGATCAAGGGGCTCTATACGATACGGTTTCGCCGTTGCCAGATATGCGGCCACACCTTCAAGACCAAAGAGGCCGTCTATGCCGACAGGCTCAATCTGGAGTATGTCGAGTATATGCGAGATATCGGCGAGTATGACGATGAGGATCAAGGGGGTTTGAACGAGGGTTAAACGGGCGTTTAACCTTCGTTCAAGCTTCGGCTTGAGGCAAGACCCACACCCGGGGGCGGGCGGTGATCTCATGTTTTCCTTTTTGATCGTATGCCATACCCCATTCCCGACAAACTTCCGCCCGCCCCTCGGTGTGGGTCTTGCCAAGCCATCAAAGGAGAACAGATGAATTTACGCAAAGAGTTCGGACGATTTTTGGAGCGCGAGGGGCTCAAGCAGGCGTATGTGGCGCGAAGCTTGGGTATCAGCTCGTCGCAGATATCGCAGTGGATGCACGGCAAATACAAGGGCGACACGACGGAGCTGGAGAAGAGCCTTGGGCAGTTTATGACCAACTACGCCGCCAAATCGGCAGAGACGCCTGCGGAGAGCATCGTAGATCTTAGCAACTACCGCTCTGCGATGTTTGTGGCTGACGAGGCAGTGGTCAACAAGGAGATGGCGGTGCTTTACGGGATCCCCGGCAGCGGCAAGAGCGTGGTGGCACGCGCGTTTGTCGCGCAGCACCCAGAGGCGGTCTTTGTGGAGGTGGTACCCGGTATCCGCGTGGACAGTCTGCTGCGCACCATCGCCAACGCCATCGGCATCGGCGGGATCCGCGCCAGCGACGAGCTGGTCTTTGCTATCGCCAAAGAGTTTAGCCGGCGCGACAGCGTGCTGGTCATCGACGAGGCGGAGCACCTGACCGTCAAGGGGCTGGAGGTGATACGACGCATCTACGACTTTAGCCGCGTGCCGGTGATCTTGGTGGGTACCTACGGGCTGCTCAAAAACCTCAAAGGACAAAACGGCGAACTGTTGCAGCTGTACAGTCGGATCCAGGGGCGTTGGGAGTTTGGCGAACTTAGCGACGAGGATATGCGCCTGCTCTTTGGGGATTTTGCCGAGACGATCGGGCGCTACACAAGGCACTTGCGCCGCGCGGTCAACCTCTTCGCCAAAGCCAAACGCTTTGCGCGTATGCAGGGCGAGCCTCTGGCGGCGGGGCATATCAAAGCCGCGTCGTCGATGATCTTTTTGGACTGAAAGGATAACAGATGAACGCTAAAAAAGAGAAACCCTCACACAAAATGAAGCGATGGATGCGCGCGATGGCGCGTCAAGGCGCGGATGTGCGCACGCTGACGGCGCGTCAATATGCGTTGCATTTGATGCTGATGGGAGGCGGACGATGAGAAGATGGATGACGGTACGCGAAGCGGCAGAGAGGCTTGGGGTATCCTTCTCAACGATTCGCTGGTATATCAAAAAACACGGTATCCACACGCGCGGTGCATACCCCATGCTCGTTGACTATGCGGAAGTGTCTACCCTGCGCGCCAAGATCGGTCGTAACTTTATGCAGCGCAAGAGGCACATCGACCCCTATTTCTTGCGCCGCGGCAAGATCTCGACATCGGTTCGCGCCAGCTGTATCGAAGCGGGAGGTGTGGTGTGAGCTGCGACACGGTACGCATGGGCGAGAGGGTCTTTTTTGTTGAAGACAACGCCATACGCACATCGCGTATCGTCGGCGCGGTACTGACGGAGAGGGGCGGGGTTGTCATCGAGCTGGAGTGCGGCAAACGGCTCGACAATCGTTCGGCGTGTCGCAGCGTGCAGGCGCTGTTCGCGCAGCTTAGCCGCGAATTTCGCCAACATCAAGCCAAAACGCTGCTATAACCGCGTGCGCGCGGTTGCATGGAGCGTTTTTCGCTACCTTAACACAAAGGAGTCTTATGGGTATAGCCAAAAAGATCGCGATGTCCGTCGCCGCGGCGCGGGCGATCGATGACAACGACAAAAAAGAAAGAGGTCTCGCATCGCGGGTTAAATCACTGCTAAAAGGAGTACGCTATGGTCATAAAAATCGGTAAAGAGAGTATCGAAGTGCAAGACAGGAAAGCACACGCCGCCGCACTGGAGTTTGTCGAGGTCAAAGAGGAGATCGACGCGCTCAACGCTAAACTAAAAACGCTTAAAGAGACGCTGGCGCATGCGGCTGAGGCGATCTTGGACGGAAGCGATACGCAGACGCTTACCTATATGGTCGAAGAGGATGTCGGCGTAAAGGTGGCGTTTGGATGGGATATCAAGATCGCCGACAAAGAGGCGCTGGAAGAGAAGCTTGGCGATCGCTTCGCCGATCTTGTGAGTGTCAAGGTCGAGTACAGACCACAACCCAAGCTAAAGGAGATGGCGCTGGAAGACGATGCGGTCGCTTCGTGCTTTGCTATCAAGCCAAAAGCCCCGGCGGTCAGCGTGGTCAAGTAGCCTCATCGAGCGGATCTCGATCCGCTCTGTTGAGTCTATCATCGGAGGAGTTATGAACGCCATAGAGAAGAGAGCCTACGCACGGCTCAAAGAGTTTACCGACTTTTCGCCAAATTTTGAGACCTTCGAGTCGCTCTTTTGGCAGCAGCTTGACAAAGACAAAAGCGACGTCGCCATCGCGCTGCTGCTGCGGGTGGTCTACCGTTTGCTAAGCTCTGATGGCGAGAGGTTCAACGAGCTGCTGGAGCTGGTCGACGCCGACAAGGCGCAAGAGCTGCGCGTATGGCTTGAGGATGCAAGGAGCCGCCATGACCGCTAAACAACGAGGCTACCAGATCAGCCTGCTGCGCCGGCTGCATACAAGCGAACGCTACAAGGCGCTCTTTGCGGACGACCCCATCGCCTACCGCGCGTTTCTCAAAAAGCACTTGGGGGTGGATAGCTCTAAGGAGTTGCCCCTTGGGGTGCTGATCGATCTGGTGGAGTATATGGAGATGAAGCGCGACACGCCCCCGACACACACCGCCTCACATCAGCAGCTCGGGTTTTTGCGGCATCTGTGGAGCGAGCGCGCCCGCGTACCGAGCGAAAGCGCGCTTGAGGGGTATGTCAAGCGCATCTTGGGGTATAAAAAGGCGGTTGACGACCTGACTCCACAAGAGGCGGCCAAGATGATCGCCGCGGTCAAGGGGCTCAAGCCGCGTCCGCGTCCCACACTTGCCAACAACCCCGACTACGACCCCGCCAGATAGTCCGCCATCATCTCCAATATTGCTTCCTTCGTCGCATCGGTAAGCGATCCGTCCTCTACCGGCATAAATGGCCGCGCCGGCAATACCGTACGCTTACCGCGACCGGCGCGACCGCCGAAGTGGTGAATGGGCGCGTAGACGAGATTGGTACCCATCGCGACGCTATCTTTTGCAGCGTCGTAGCCGAACGAGTGGCTCAGTCTGCCGCTGTCGATGAGGGTGAGCCCCCGCTTTTTTTTCGCCGGTGTCCACGGTCTTCCTGCCGGCGAACGCTGCCGCTCGAAACTTAGCTCCGTTTCGTTTTGCAAGAGGTTCCCGATCTCTTGCATAACGGGCGTAAGGTCGCTTGCGTGCTCGGCGAGGCGTTTTAGTGCGTCTTTGAGCTCTTGATCGTCGATGAGGATTTGCATCGGTGTCCTTTTTTTGGTATAATGACGTATGCGTTAAGTGGCGATGGTCGCAACGTGGTAGCGGGACGTGTGCGCTGTTTGTCAGCGTGTGTGCGGATATTGCGGGTTCGACTCCCGCCGCTACTTGACGCGTATATATACTCCTGTCTCGATGTTGTTTTTAATCTCTTTTTTGCTCCCTTTGTTGTAAAAACAGATAAAAAACGGCAAAAATACACAGAAAGAATGTCGCAATCATATATTATTTACAGTAAAGGTTGCATCCTGCTCTTTTCAAACACAAAAACATCAAAAAAAATATTTTAGTGATCAAAGATCAAAGATCACCCAAAAACTTCTTAAGCCAAAGACCATGGAGCATAAGCTCTTTTTTTTGTTTCGGATATACGCTAACAGTAGCCTTATTTACGTTGAGATAATCCGCTAAGTCTTGTTGTTTTGGATATTTACCAAGACATTGAAACATATCTGCTTTTCGAGAATCAATCCAACTATACTCATTAAACGAATCACCAAGTGAAGACCCCAACTCTGCTAATAATTGTGGATTTTTAATGATGTTATCGAAAAGTATATCAGAGATATGGCGAATGTAAGCCTGATAGTTCTTTTCACTTTCGATTTTTGTAAATCCAAAAGTGATTTTTTTTCTATTAACGATTTGGGGGGTAGGATCATCCGTTTGACGGATAATTACCTCCATATGATTATCATTTAGCTTTGCAAAACAAAAATGATAATTGATTACCCAATTCATTCTCATGATATGACCTCCTCAATCGCAGGATCAAGATCCTCAGGTATGTACATGTCTGCATTTACCCAGACCTCTTTACTATTTGATTTTACACGGAACTGGTCGGCAGGCTTAATATAGTCGATAGTTATACGCTTACCGTCTTTTTCTGCGATAATATACCCATCGTTATTAGTTGCTCTACCTGTGCTTACTCTCCAACCTTTAGCCTCAAGTCTATCAATGATGTTATACATTTTGTACTCCTTTTTATTTATATATGTTAAGTATAGCCTAACTTTCCTTAAATAATTATTAAATCAGTTAGTTATATTCTAACTTTATTCATTTTTTTCAAAAAAAACAAAAAAGTGCATGGTGATATGCAACAACCAGTCGGCGCGTATCTCCTGTCCGTAAATAATGATATTTCCGGTTAGTTTGTCAGCGTGTGTGCGGATATTGCGGGTTCGACTCCCGCCGCTACTTGACGCGTATATATACTCCTGCCTCGATGTTTTTTTCAATCTCTTTTTTGCTCCCTTTGTCCAGCGTAACGACGGCATTCGTCTTACCAAATTTCTTAACAGACCTGTTGGGATGTATGATGATCTTGTTTTTTTTCGCCGTATTTGTTTGGTCAGGGAAAACATACACGAGATCTCCGTGTTTTGGATCGGTATCTATATATATCTCTGCCGGGTTATCAAGTACATCGACGATTTCTCTTATATTGTCCACGGTTAACCCTTTCGGGTTTTTGTATGCGTCTTTGCGTTTTGGCGATGCGTGCATTAGTGCGGACTTCTCCAGTACGATCCCGTAGGTTTCCACCTTTTTATCAAGCACCGACTTAATGGCGCTGACGATTTCGTCGGTGAGTACTCCGATCTCGATGACGTTGATCGGATAGGTTGGGTCTTCGTTGACGATCACTTCGTCGATCATTTTGTTGAGCTGCTTTTTGCGCACTTCATAAGGTGTTTTGCTCATCGATGCCGCGGCGGCAGCAGCAAGTTCTTTGGGCGCTTTGGCGATGCGTTTTTTAGCGTAGGCTTCCAGCGCTTTTTTCGTATCGTGTCGCACATCGTAACGCCAGTCGCTGTGCGCGATGTCATAAAGCGGGGCGTTGAGTTTGCCCTCCCAGCCTTGTCGTTTGATCTGCTTGAGGCTGTAGGCTTGCACGCGACAGCGGCAGTTCCAGCCGTTTGGCGGGTAGTGCGTCGCCCAAAACGCATCGTCACGGTGGCGGATGACGCCGTGGTTTTTGGCGTGTGACGGGCGGGTGCGCCCATCGAGGATCGCCACATAGCGCAGGTACTGCGCCTCAGGCAGCGCGTACTGCATCTGCGCGCGCCCGACATTGTACGAGACGCGGGCGTTGGTATAAAAGATCGTGCGCAGCCGGCGCGAACCGACATAGATCTGTTTCACCTCCCCCGTGCGCGGGTTGGTCACCTCGATATCGCCCCACCAGCCTTTTTGTTTGAGCGTCGGTTTTAGGCGTTTTTTCCATTCGTTTAAGGGGATACCCTCTTTTTGCGCGTGGATGAGCGATGCGTGGATGTCGCTAAGCAGATCAAGCCGCGTGATCTTGGCGACGGTAAAGGCTTTGTGGTGCGCCTCGTGCATGATCTCGTCATAGTCAAAATGCAGTTGGGGCTTTTTGTCCTTGAGGTAAGCAATCGCCTCTTTGGGATCGCGCGAAAAGCTAAATGTCATCGCTCATTCCCATCAACTGCGCGTTGGCGATGTAGCGGTGCAGCAGTTCCTCCATCGCGTCGATATCGGTACCTGGATCTTGATGCAGCATCGCGTACGCCTCTTCGTAGCTGTTTGCTTCGCTAAGCGCGCGCTCTACGCGGCGCACCAATGCCGCTTCGGCTTGCTTGATGTCGTCGGTGTCGATGCGCGCTTGCACCGCATCCAGCGGCTTGGATCGCGCGAGGTGTTCTTGGCGTGCGTTCTCCTCTTTTTGCGGCGTTGCCGGCGCGGAGATGTCGGCGCGTTTGGTGACGGTGATGCCGAGGCGTTCGGAGATATCGCCGGTATCCACATCGTACCCTCCGTTTCCCAGCTTTTCGACCACGGTGGCAAACTGCTCCGCATCGGTGAAGTTGGGTACCGGCAGGGTGATCTTGGGCGGGCTAAAGCGTGCGAGGTTGAGCGCGAGGGTTTGGGTGACGATCTCTTTGAGCCCTCTTGCCGCGCGCGCGGCGTCAAAGGCGATCTTCTCGCTGAAGCGCTCTTGCTGGATCTTTGCCAGCGCCATCGAGCCTGCGCTGCCGTCTCCGACGGATGTGGCGCCGACCAGGTACTGCGCGATGAGCGCGTCGAAGTAGTCGATGAGTTTTTGGAAATCGGCCTGCGATCCGACCTTGAGCGAGTCCAGATCGATCGTATCGGGGAAGATCCCGTAGCTGTTGGACTTGAGCGCCATGAGCGCGCTTTGGAGCGCTTGGAGGTGCTCTTCGTCGGAGAGCTGCGAAGACTTGACGATGAGCGGCGGCACAGAGAGCGAGTCGAAGTACTGGACATTGAAGCCGATGGTCACATGCTTGAGCAGCGCATAGTAGAGCAGCTTATAGGCAAGCGCTTTGGTGTGGAGGTGCGCGTCGCTTTTGGTGTGGTTGTAGAGGTAGAGTCTAGGAGAGAGCGCATCGATGTAGTGGCGGCGCTCCTCTTTTCCGGGCAGATAGAAGCCTTTTTTTGGGTCGCGCCGCAGCAAGGTCGGTTCGTGATGGGTAATGCGCACGGGCAGCAGCATCCCCTCGTGCATCTCGTAGTGCAGCTCGACCATAGAAAAGCCGTAATAGACCGCGTCGGATATCGCATAGAGATAATCGGAGACATCGACCCGATCGAACATCGCGTCGATGATCCGCCGCTCCGCTTCGCCCGCTTCGATGGCGGGCTTGATGGTCGCTAGGGCGTTTTGGCGCTTCTCGATCCCTTCGGCGATCTTGAGATCTCGCGCCTCAAAGAGCGAAAAGAGTTTGACGATCTTGGCGATATCGTTCTCTTCGAGGGCACTTTTGACCGCCTCGATGGTGATAAACGCCGCTTCGCTGTCGTAACGGATGGGCGGCAGTGCCTTTTGGGGATCTTGTTGTTTGCGAAACCACTGTCTAAACATGCGCTTTACTCCTTTTTGTAACTGCGTTTAAACCCCGTTTAAACGCTTTCAATTTCGTTTAACTACTTTTGACCTAACCCCGAGTATGCTAAAAGGCTTTTGATAGCGTTTTGAAGCGTTTTAGCCCCTGTTGCATCCGGGCGACTCTCTTGTAGTCGATGCCGCCGCCTCTCTCATAGAGGCGCTTTGCCATCTCCGCCGCATCGAGCAGGTCGTCGTGGGGCGACTTGGGGTAGGTGTCAAGCTCCTCTCTTAGCAGTGAAGCTTTCTCGTCGATAAGGATGGTGCCATCAGCAATCAGCGGCGCGAGCGCGTTGATGCGTATCTCTTTGGCGATGCTGTTTTTCAGGCTCATTACCGACGGTACCAGCCCCGCCTCTTTGGCGCTACGCTGAAAGACATCTTTGAAAAACTCCTGATAGGCGATCGTCTCGATCGCCATCATCGTGCGTGCGATCTTGGAGTAGCGCACATAGACGCTAAGCAGCGTGCCGATCATCTGCGTGGGGTTTTTCTTGTAGCCTCGTGCCGTGAGATAGAGTCGCTTCTCTTCCGCTTTGTAGCCCAAAATCGCGATGGCGAAGTAGTCGCCTTTGGCTTTGCCCATCGCCGGATCGACCCCGATGAAGTAGGCATCGCAGCGCGGCATCGTCTCGAATGTTTCGTACTGCGAAAAGAGCAGCGCATCGCGCGAGATCGGGATGTTTTGGTACTCTTGCATAAAGCTCTCTTTGTCCTCGTCGTACTCGGCGCGGATCGCTTCTTTGTCCAAGCTCGGATCGTCCAGCGCAAAGGTGCGCATATCCGTGACGAGCGGAAAGTTGCGATAGTAGACGCTTTTGTCTTTGGCGATGCGCGATAGCAGCGAGTCGTGATGCAGGATGGTGCCTACGATGATGATGTTGTGCTCTCCGCGTCTTGATGGGAGCTTCTTGATGACCTTGGTGTACCATCGCCAGAGCTTTTCGCGCTGGGTCTTGGACTCGACATTCTCGTCGTTTTCGATATCGTCCAGGATGATCAGGTCGGGACGCCACGACAAAAAACGCACCCCCCGTATCTTCGCCCCCGCACCCGCGCACATCAGCTTCATCAGGTGCCCGTCGCTTTTGAGGATGATCTCGTTGTCGTTGGACTTGAGTACCTCGATGTTGAAGTCTCTGCGAAAACGCGCGTTCTCTTCCAGCTCCACGCGCACCACCTCGAAGATGCTCTTTGCCAGGGTGTCTGTTGAGGAGATGATGGGGATGAAGCGGCGCTCTTTTTTTGTGACTTGGTTGAGCACAAAGAGGTTGCTCACCGTCGTGGTCTTCGCCGCACCGCGGTACGCGGTAAGCGCTACGATGCGGTACTTCTGCATCCTGTGCGGCAGATGCCGGTGGACAAATTTGCGAAAACGGCTCTGCTCGCTTTGGGCAAACTCGATATGGTGGGCAAAATAGGTCTTTGCCATATACCACAGATTCGACCGCGCCTTGCGCACACGCGCCTCTCTACCTTTGTCGGCAAGTTCGGGCAGGCTTTTTAGGTAGTCGCGCAGCGTTTCGATATCTGGAGTCATTTTCTCTCCTTGACCAGCGCGACGATCTCGTCGGCATGATCGGCGATAAACTCCGCCACGCCCGCGGCACTGTGGCGTATCGCCATATCTGCGATGCGGGTGATAGTTTCATACGCAACCGTGCGCACACGCTTTTCACACGCTGTTTGCGCGTCCGTGGCGGTGGTCTTGAGCTTGTAGTAGCTCTTGGCGTAGCGTTCGATGAGTTCGAGTTTTTTAGGAAGCTCTGAGTGTTCGATCTCCTCCAGCGCCGATTCGTAGTTGCGAATGAGCTGCGCGATAAAGCGCTGCTCCGCCGCGGCGCGTTCGCTCTCGTCGGTGGCATCCATGAGCAGCTCTTTGTCCCAGTCGAGCTTTTTGCGCCAGTTGGCTACCGTCTGGCGCGATACGCCTACTGCCGTAGCGATCTGCGTCAGCGGTACATTTTGCGCATAGAGTTTAAACGCTTGCTGCTGCTTCATGTTAGCCATGCATCATCCTTGATGTAGTCTTCGTGCATCGAGAAGTCCAGCTGATAGACTACAAAGAGTCCCTCGAGCGCTATTGGTGTCATCTTCTCCATTGTCAGCAGTTCGCCGCGCTCCTCGATGAGCGGGGAGAGGGTACGCTGCAAGTTGGCCAAGTCGGTACGCAGCCGCTTGCGCGCGAGATACAAGCTAAAGTGGTAGCGCAGTCGCGTGCCCTCGAAGCTGATATGCGAGAAGAAGAGATAGTCCCCCTCGGCGTTGATCGGCTTGGTTAGCATCACGGCGTTTGGTACCAGCGCTTTGGCTTTGCCTAGAGCGGCGGCTAGATCCATGCCGCGCTCCTGCTACCTACGGCGATGCCGTAGTCCGATGCCTCAGTCTCGGTATCGCTTGTCGATCTGGGTGCCTCTTGAAGCTTTTTGAGCGCGTCTTTGTAGGCGCGTTCGTACGCATCGGTGCGCAGGTCTCCTTTGACGAGAAGGTAACGGTAAACGGCGATATCGAGGATGAGCGGTTGCGCCAGATCCCGATCCCCGACGATCTCAAGCGCCTCGGCGGAGATGGTCTCAACCAGTCCCACCTCGACCTCGTCGGGGTTGGATAGGATCTGAAGCAGTCGCTCTTGCAGTAGCTCTACCATCACGACTCCCTAGCGGCGGCGCGTTACACAACCGTGCCGTCGCTAAAGTATGCCAGCTGCCACAGCCCGTAGCCGGCATTGTGTTCCGCATCCACGCCGTAGCGGTATGCCGCGCGCATAAAGACCGCTTCGTCCTTGGCGCTGTCCATCGCTTCAAGAGTGATGGGACGGTTGATCTGTAAGATGATCGGCTTGATCACGCGCGTGGTGTCCATCAGGTACCAGCCGGTTTGGCTTGTTAGGTGCGGCACGACAAGCACTTCGACCATCCCTTTGGTGAGGTTGGTACTGCCGCCAATCGTCTCGGCGTTGGCGATCTCCAGCGCCGTCGCTTCAAGGGCGGGCGGTACGACGAGTAGGTTGGGTTTGATGCCAAGCGGTCTACCCTCTTCGCCTTTGATCTCCATCATCGCTTTGCGTGCGGCGAGAAACGACGCTTGCGTAAGCGCCGCAGTCCCTATGTTGGCGTAGGTCGTCCCGCCCATGCTGTGCGCGGTAGAGAAGAACTTCTTGGTGTCGTAGCACGCCGTGTTGGCTTCCAGAAGCCCCCAAACCGTCTCGTCGTAGTGGCTTTTTGACGCACGAGCGAGTTCTTGTACCGCAGGCTTCATGACGCCGAGATTGTCGTACAAGATGTAGTCGCGATCGACCTCAATGGTTGACTCGAACCGATCTTTGGTGATGGTGTACTTGTAGGCTTTGAGGTCTTTGATCACGCGATCTCCCACCCATTTGCGCATGCTTGGGAACTGCCCGAGCCATCCGTAGTCCACCGTCGGCGTGCCGGCTTTGATCTGGGTAGCGACCTTGGCGTGTGTGGTCGGTGTGTCGTTGAGCGTTTGGGTAAACTCCTTTTTAAAGAGTTTGTTGACTTTTTGCAGGTTTTCTTGGTTGATGATCATCTGTGCTTCTCCTTACCAGTTGATTTGTGCCGCGAAATCGTTGAGATCCTCTGCGTCACGCGTGTTCTCTTCTGTGTCGATCTGTCTGGTGTGCGGTGCGACCGGCTGCGTCGCCAGCCAGGACTCAAGCTGATTAAGCTCCAAGCTCATCGCAAACTCTTCTTGCGCCGGCGTCACTTTCCCTGCCGCAAGTGCGGCATTGAACGCCTGCTCCTTGAGTTTTGCCGTCAGATCCGCGATCGTTTCGTCTTTGGCGTTGCTCTCCTCCGTAAGCGCGTCGATGCGCGCTTGATACTCCTTCTCTTCCATGGGTTGCTCCTTGGTGTTGTCTGTTTTGTTGATCTCCAGTTTGAGGTTTGGCTTGTTGGTGAGCGCCACCCCCTCTATAGAGATCACCTCTCGTTTTTGGTTCACGACAAACTCTGGCGACAGGTAGCGGTATACCTGCTCGCCGACTAGCGATTTGCCTTTTGTGTTGAGTGTGACTTTTGCGTATACGCCGTCATCTCTAAGCTCCAGCGAACCCGCTTCGATCCACCCGACCGCCGCACCGCTGTACTCTGTGGTATATCCGTGCTCGACATTGATCGGCAGATCCACTCCCGCCTCTTTGGTTCTGACGATCGTAGACTCGTTTAGGGTAAAGACCCGTCCGTCAAACCCCTTGAACTCTCCTGCCGGGGAGATCTTGATCTTTGGCTGCTCTTGTGCGTTCGCCTCGATGGCGACTGCATAGACCGATGTGATTGTTTCTTCCAATCCTCGCTCCTTTACTGTTGTGATAGCCGCAGTCTATCCGATTTTTCCCGTCGTGCATTCCATATACATATATATGGGAAAGCACCCTGTTTTTCTGCGCTACACTGGCACCATCGTTTGAACTAAAAGAGAGGAGCCGATGCATCGCATGGACCATAAAGACCCAAGCACCTACCCGATTATCACCTACCTATGGGTCATTGCGCTTGCCGTGTGGGGCGGCGTGACAAACCATATCCGCAAGATCAAAAACGGAGATATCATGCGATTTAGCCTCAGTGAGCTCATAGGAGATATTTTCATCTCCGGCTTTATCGGCGTGATGACCTTCTATCTTTGCGAGTATGCGCAGATCAGTAGTCTGCTGACAGCCTTTTTGGTCGGGATGACATCGCACATGGGTACGAGAGGGCTTACTATGCTTGAGCGCATCGTTGCCAAAAAAATCCCGGGAGGAGACGAAAAATGAAAATAGCGTTGGTTGTCGGTCATCGTAAGGGCAAGCAGGGCGCATACGGCAGCGTGGGGCTTAGCGAGTGGAGATATAACGGCATCTTAGCCGTCGATCTGGTCGAGGTCGCGCAACAAAACGGCATCGACGCGTGTGTGTTTTTCCGCGACGAGATGCCCGGCGGCTACGGCGAGCGGATGAATCGGCTACACGAGCGCATCGACGCGTGGGGTGCGGATATCTCAATCTCACTGCACTTCAACGCCGCAGGGCGCGACGATATCAATGGGCACGAGATTTTGTATTGCAGTCATCGCGGCAGGGTCATTGCCGAGATGCTCGATAGCGAGTTCGATCGGTGCTTGAAAAACAGAGACCGCAACATCAAGCGCCGCACGCGCAAGCAGCGCGGCGGCGGGTTTTTGTGTCGCGGCAAAAGCGTCTGTATCTTGGTCGAGCCCTTTTTTGCCGCGCATCAGCACAAGTTCGTCAAAGGTACCGACGGCTACGCCGACATGCTGCGCGCCTACGGCGCGTTTTTCGATCGATTGAAAGGAGGGCGGCATGCCGCGTAAGCGAGATCTCGTGTGGAAATTTGAGTACGATGTCAAGAAGCGATCGCGCTTGGTGCGTTTTTTGTTGGTGCTTGACCAAATGATCAATGTAGTTTTCTGGAACGGTTCTCAAGACGAAACAGTGAGCTCCCACATCGGACGGCGCATAGAAGCTGGGAAGGCGTATCGTGTGGAGAAGTGGTTGTGTTGGTTTTTGCGAAAACTCCAAGCAAAACACTGTCTTAGAGCCAGAGGAGAGTAACGATGTGGCAAATCAAAACGGCTGTATGCGCGGCGGCAATGGCGGCATTGAGCCTTTACGGCTATGTGCAGTACCAACGACTGCAAAGCACTCAAGAGGCGATCGCGTCGCTGCAAGCCGAGCTAAGCGTCTGCCGCAGCGACAACGCCGCAAAGTCGTTTGAGGCCAAATGGGGAGATATCTTCGCTGCAACCTATAAAGAGGAGGCGCACCGTGAGAGCGACACTGCTGAGCGTAATGCTACTTTCGTCGATACTTTTTAACGGCTGCACCCAGCCGCAAAAAGTTTATGTCTCGCCGAAACTGCCGACGCTTCGCGAGTGCCGTGTTAAGCGTGTTCGCCTACGCGCTTACGGCGATGGCGAGCGCATCTGCTACGCACGCAAAGAGTACGCAAAACTGAAAGACACGGTGCGGAGATTGCGCGTGTGTAACGACCTTTTAAACCGTCAAAACCGTGACTTTAACGCGCGTTTTGCAAGAAAGGAGAAGTGATGTACGGCACGGTCTGCGCTATCGACAGAGATAACGGCTTGGTCAAGCTCGATGTCAACGGGCGCGTAACCGGTTGGCTGCCGTGCGTGCAAGCCACGCCGTCCATCGGTCAGCAAGTCGCGTTTATCGAGTATGCAGCCGACGGCACCGGCGTGGTGCTTGGATCGCTAAGCCGCACCGACGGTACGCCAGTGAGTCTGCATATCGGTGGGATCGATATCGTCATCGACGGCGCGACTATCGTACTCAAGTGCGACGGGGACATCACCGGAAACATCAAGATCACGGGCGATCTAACTGTTGATGGCAACATCACGACCACCGGCACGGTGACGGACAGCCGCGGCGATCTGACCAACTTCACCACCACAGACGGAGCGGCAAGAGTATGAATATCGATGTCTTAGTCTCGTCAAAAGGGCTTACACCGGGGTATCACATCACCGTAGCCGAAGAGATTCGTCGCTGTCTTGTTACGCGCAAAGGGTCAATCCCGATGAATCCAGAGTATGGCTCAAACCTCTATCGCTACCGAGACCGGTCGCTGGATGATACTACGCGCATAGGGATCATCAACGAAACCTACGATGCGATCGAGTATGCCGTCAAGCGCGTCAAGCCGACGCGCGTGCTGATCGATATGGCTGACGACGGCAAGTGGCAGCTCAAAGTGGAGGTCACGGCGGCATGATACAGTTAGCTGACTTGATTGAGCCGCTAAGCTATGACGACATCCTTGCGGCCAACATTGCGCGCGTCAAAGCGCTGCTGCCTGATTACACGCCGGCGCAGGGCGACGACATCATGCTGGTGCTGCAAGATTTCAGCTACCGTGAGATGCTGCTGAGAGAGTACATCAACGAGCAGGTGCGCGGCAGCTTCGTTATGACCGCAGAAGGCGCGAAGCTCGACCATCTGGCGATGACGCTCTACGGGCTGGAGCGGCTCGAAGGCTCAAAGCCGACGACCACGGCGACCTTTGCGCTCTCCCGTGCGCTCCCCTACGATGTGACGATCCCAGAGGGCTACGAGCTGCTCGAAGACGGCGGTATCTATCGGGCGCTCACGACCGAAGAGGCGGTGATCGAAGCCGGCGAAACGAGCGTGACGGCAACGGTGGAGCTGGACGCTTTTGTGGCAAGTTCCAAAGTTCGATGCGAGATCCCGATGACACAAATCCCCTACCTCTCCGTTTCGCAAAACGGCGATTTTGCCAACGGCAAGGAAGATGAAAGCGACGAAGCGTTTCGCGATCGTATCGCGTTGTCACTCTCTCGCACCTCTACCGCAGGGAGCCGTAACGCCTATATCGGACATGCGTATGCGGCTGATGCGCGTATCCTCGATGTATCGGTCTACCGCACCGCGCCCGGAGAGGTCAAGGTCGTCTATTGGAGTGATACGATTGACGGCGTGATGCAGGAGCGGGTCGAAAACACGCTTAACGCCGATGATGTTCGGCCGCTGACAGACCATCTGACGATCCAGCCGGCGACGGTCAAAACAGTAGACGTCACGGCGGCGCTGGTCGTCCCCAAGGGCTCCGACGCGGCGAAGCTGACGGCGGCGGCACGGGAGGCTGTCGAGGCGCTCTTTGCCAAGCCGCAAATCGGTCGGGATGTCACGATCTCCCGCATCATCGCGGCGTTGGCATCCGTAGGGGTCGATGATGTGGCTCTGGAAGCCCCGTCCGCCAGTGTGACGGTGGCGGATGACGCGATCGCCATCCTCGGAGCGGTCAATATCACAACACGGGAGAGCGGCGATGTCTATTAGAGACTGCCCACGACTCCTGCCCGATCTCTACGGCGAAACCGTCGACGCGCTCTGGCGAGTCGGTGCCGACGGGCTGTGCGAGCTGGAGGAGAGCGCCGAAAAACTAGTGGACATGACGGACGCAAAATCGGTAGATGCGCGCTATCTCGATGCGATGGCTCAGGATCGGCAAACCTATTTCGCCGATCTGGCCAAAAACGAAGCGCAACGGCGCGCGCTCATCGCCGACACCATGGCGATCCACCGCAAAAAAGGGACGGCGTGGGCGATGAAAACCGCCTTTGCCGCCCTCGGTCTTGACGCGCGTCCCAAGCCGTGGCACGCCTACGACGGGGAGCCGTATCATTATCGCGTCGAGATCGCCACAAAAGACATTGAGATCACGCCAGAGTTGCTCGCCAAAACGGAGCGGATGGCAGAGGAGATGGCCTCTTTGCGAGATGTCTCCGACGGGGTTGATCTTGCTTATCTGTGCGACACCACGGTCGATATCGCATGCGGTGCGGTCGGCGAAGTGTATGCGGAGTGCGAACATATAGAGGGCTACACGATCGATGCGCACGCGATGCTTTTCGGCGGCGCCGGCGTGATCGGCGAAGTCCATACCAATATAGGAGGTGACACATGAGCGTAGGCAGCGCCGTTGTGACGGCGGCAGGGATTAGGAAAATCCAAGAGGCGCAAAGCACGGGGAGGAGCATCAAACCCGATCGATTCGGGTTTAGCTCGGATAATCTAACGGTCGACCCGATGCTGGAGAGTATCAGCACCTGGAAGCGCGACACCATCGACGCGTATTTGCCAATCAGCGACGACACCATCGAATTTAGCTGCGTCGTCGAGCCTGACGAGGCGGCGGCGTATACGCGCCTTGTGGGGCTCTATCTGGATGACGGCACGCTCTTTGCTGTCGCCAAGCCGCCCTTTGCCATGCCGCCAGGACTGCGTCAGGTGGTCAAGGTGCAGATCAGGTATTCGGCTATCTCAGAGGTGATGAACTTCGAGTATGTCCCCACCGACGAGATCGAGCAATCCCTTAGTGTGCTTGACACCTCTGCGGCGGCGGGTCTTAGAGATATGCAGATGGCGGACGAGCTGACGATGCTCTCTCTTTGCCGTGCCGACCACTACGCCTTCAAGCGAGACGCGACCGAACGCATCGCCGCGCTTGAACGGGATGCAGACGAGGCGAAAGGTGCGCTGGATGCGCTAACAGCAGCGCAGATGGATATGCAAGCGACCCTTGGGTACCAGCTGCTGCAAACCAGCCTCGCCGTGGGGCTTAAACTTAACTAAAAGGAGTAAAAATGGCTTTCAACTTCGAGGAGATCGCGCAAAAGCAGGACAGACTGCTTGCCAACATATCGGAGCAAAACCGCAAAGCGTACGAGATGTTCTACTCGCCGACGCCGACGGACGTGGTATTGCCGCAGTATGACGAGAACGGTACACTTGGTACGGTAACGATACCAAATAGGGCAAAGATCAAAAATCAGATGTGGGACGATGTCGGCGCAGCGATCGGACAGTTTAATCGCTATTTGTATGTCGATGGAGTAAATGGTAACGATACAGGTTCGGGCACTGCCGCCGACCCCTTCAAAACGCTCAAAAAAGCGGTTGACAGCGTGCCTGTTGGCGGCCGTGCCGTAATATACGCTATCGGCGATATTACCTGTAGTTCAGACACACCGATCGTCATCACAGGCAAGATCATCATACTTATGGCCCACACCAGCACCCCTAATGCGACGATACGGTTCTTGGTTACCTCTGCAACCGCGCCGATCACTTTGTATGAGTCTGGGTCGCTCATAATTCGACTAAACACATCCTATGAAAATGCATATGACACAACGATGAGATGGTGCATTCTCTGTTCTGCTAATAGCTATGTTGGAATAGATAACAACCTTCAAGCTACTAGTGTTGCTGGGCAGTTAGTTCGGTCTGTGATGTCTGTTGGAAGCAATGTGTACCCTTTTTACGTCAAGGCGAGTTCTATACAGATCGACAATGCGGACATAACATTCGGAACGAACGCACAGTTGTGTGCTTTTTCGTTGGTGTCGGCATCACTGTTCGGCTTCTACATGGCTTCGACAACGATCAACGGTGCGACACCAACAGGCGCTGATGTAGCTGCCAATGTATCCGGTATCGTGAAGGACGTTAACGGCGTACCGCGCAACATCACATCAAACATTATTTTCTAAAGGATAAAAAATGATTAAGAAATTGAAAGTCAAAGATGCTATCCATGAAGGTGTCTGTGTCAAAATAGTCGATGATAACGGCAACGAGATCGATAATCCGATCATCCCGCAAGATATCGAAGCGTTGCGAGCGGTCACGATCGGCACGCTAAGCTGGCTCATCGGCGATGCCGTTCGCCGCGCAACCGGCGACGCGATGAAACTCAACGCCGCGAACTCTAAGGCGATCACATTACTGGCGAAGCTCATCGCGCCGACAGCTGATACAACATCGCTCACCGCGAACGAGAAGGCTGCCCTTGATAAACTCACTGCACTTGCTGACAACGGCTACGCAGATAGCGCACTGCTCAATGCATCGCTTGACGCAGTGATAGATAACATTGCTACATACTCGACACTCATAGAGCAAGCTGTCGTGGCAAAAACGCGCGATGAACTGATCGGGATGTTGGAGGGTGTGAAATGAAAATCACCTTCATCCGAGACCTGATCCGAAACGGATCGCGCTATGAAAAAGGCAAGAGCTACGATGTGGAAGATCGGATCGCCGAAACACTAATCGCTCACGGCGTCGCCGCCGAGGCGAAAGCGGGCGCCGAGAAGTCCAAACCCAAAACAAGGAGTAAATAATGAATCTCAACTTTGGAATCAACGGCTCCATCGCCGTAGAAGCGGCTCGGCCGGTGCCGGTAGATAGCTCTACGCCTATTGGCATCGTCGTGCCTTACGGGACGCAGGCGGAGCTGACCTACTACAACAACGCCGCGGCGTGGAAAGAGTATCTCGTATCACAAGGGCAGACAAACAACGACCTGCCTTATCAGACCGCCGCGGCCATCGCGCTGCAAAATGTCAACACCAAGATCATCGTCGCCTACGCTCCGGTCGACAACGACCCGGTCGCGCAAAAGACGAAGATCCTCGACGCGCTAGACCTGCTCAAGTCCGCGCCCTACGACGAGAGGGTGCTTGACCGTCCCGATATCATCATCGTGCCGCGCCACAGCTACGATGTCGATATCGCCGCGAAGATGGACTCCGTGGCGGCGAAGCTGCGCGCCACGGGCGTTGTGGATGTCAATGCCGCCAATGAGGCCGAAGCGACGGCATTCGCGCAAAACTTCGGCACACGCTACCTGCTGCTTTATCGCGGTCAGACCAAGATGGAGGGCAAACTCTACCCCGCCTCCGCCGCTATCGCCGGGCTGATAGCCTACTGGGACGCCGGCGGGGACAACGGCGCGGACGAATTCGGCTACGCGCGATCTCACTCCAACCGCATCGTCAAAGGTGTGAGCGGCTCGGAGGTGCCGATCGAGTATTTCGAGGGTCAAGACTGCGAAGCTAGACGATTGCGCCAAAAAGGCGTGGGGGCAATCGTGCGGGATGTGGGTTGGAGAAGCTACGGTTTTGAGACTACCGATATCGACCCGATTTGGCAGTCTTTGGAACGGGTGCGAACTTTTTACCGCTGGCTCGATGCGATTATCGTGGCGAACAAGTGGGCGCGAGACCGAAGCGCGGATCAGCTTATCTGGGTCAAGAAAACCTGCTCGGAGTTCTTCAAGAGGCTCACCGGTGCCGGGATCGCGCTTGGCTACGAGATCGAGCTTGACGCCAACCGCAGCGATGTCACCGCGGGCAAATTTACCTTCGTGCTCAAGACCGCCAATATACCGTCAATCAGAGAGCTCAACTTCATCCTAACCTTCACGGATGAACATAACGACGCATTCATCGAGTGGGTCAACAACCAGTAAGGAGAGATAGATGGCACGAACCAATTTACGAAACATCCTAAGAGGACAAAACCTCTTTGTCGAAGGGGTCGGCAATATCGGCAAAGTCGGCGATATCGAGCCGCCGAAAGTCGAGTTTGAGATGGCCGAAGACGGCAACATGAGCCGAAAGGTCGATACCGGACTGCTCAAGCCCATGGAGGCGAAATTTACGGTCTACGACATCAACCCCGTCCTCTACGCCGCCGTCGGAAAGCGTCTTGGTGATACGGCGTCGTTCGTCGTCAAGGCATCCGTCGTCGAAGGCAACAAGCATAAGCAGGTGCTCTTCGAGGCGACGGGACAGGTCGAGAGCCAGGAGCAGGAGGGTACCAAAGAGGCCGGCAAAGAGACCGGCATGGTCTTTAATGTTGCCGTTACCGCTTACCGTCTGGAGATCGACGGTACGCAAGTTTACGACATCGACGTCGATCGCTATATCTGTAAGATCGACGGCAAAGACCATATGGACACGCTGCGTAAGCAGATTATGTAAAGTAAGGATGCGCTATGGAGAAGATAAATGTCACACTGCCGACACCGGTAAAGATCGACGGCAAAGAGGTGAGCGAGCTTGAGTTTCGAGAGCCCATCGGTGCGGACATCGAAGCGATCATAGGAAGCGATAGTATCGGTAAAAGCATCACGACGCTTGCGGCGTCACTGTGTACCAGCGTGGCGCTAAACGAAGAGGATGTAAGGGCGCTCCCGGCGGATGACTACCTGGCCATTTCGGGGGTGCTGATGGATTTTTTAGGATAGACCTTGTTGACAGCGCGGCGCTGCTTGGGCGGGTCTTGCATTTTGGATACGGCGACATCTTGCGGATGCGCGTTAGCGTCATCGAAAGATTCGTCGACACGGCGCTTGAGATCATCGAGCGAGAAAAGCTGTCCTGAAAAAGAGGTAGATACCTGCTGTGACGACGGCGATCATCGCGACAATCCCAAGGTCGTCGCTTCCTGTAAGCGCGACAACGGCAAAGGGAACGGCGATCATTAAAACAAAAGTTACGGCGTAAATCAGCGCTAAGCGCAGCAGGTTTTTGACGGTATTCATGTATCTATTATAGCATAGGAGAGAAAATGAGCAAACTCTTTACCCTCGGTGTCATCTTAAGTGCCAAAGATATGCTCTCTCCCGTGCTTAAAAAAACCGATAAAAACCTTGATGGCTTAGCCGCACACACCAAAAAGCTCAACGCCAATCTCATCAAAAGCACCGCCGCATCTTCAAAATTTAAAAAACAGATATCCGACCTTGACCAAAAACTTCGCGCGGTCAAATCACGCAGGTTTAGGCTCAAAGAAGATTTTGATCAAGGCCGCATCTCCGCCGAAAGGTTCCGCCAAAAACTCTCTATCATCGATAGGCAAGAGCGCGTGCTGTCAAAGCGGCGTTTGCGACTCGATAGGGATCTTCAACGCGCTACAACAGAAGCGGCAAATCTCGAGCGCACGCTTGGCAAGATCGAACGCCGCCAGCGCGCTATCGCGAGGCTCGATAAGATATCCAAGGGTTTAACCTACGGCGGCACCGCGCTGACTGGCCTTGGTGTCGTTACCCGTCGCGCTTCAAGCGCACCCGTAAGCGCGTTTGCGGATTTGGAGGAGGCGCGTACTACATTGCAGATGACGATGATGGATAGAGGCGGAAACATTCCTAAGTCATTTGCACAAATCGATCGTCAAGCCGTGGAACTTGGAAACAAACTCCCCGGTACTACAAAGGACTTTTATGAGCTGGCCGCATCGATGCGTGCGCTTGGTGTTTCCGACAAGTCGATCACCGGCGGCGTGCTCAAATCGGCCGCCTACTTGGCCGTCGTGCTCAAATCCAAAGGCGTAAGCTACCAAGAAGCCGGAGAGGCGGCGGCGAAGTTCAAAGAGGCGATGGGGATCGCAGACGGGGACATACTGCGCTTTATCGATCTGATACAGCGCACCGCGTTTACCGGCGTGAAGCTCCAAGAGATGCAGTATGCCTTCTCAAAGGTTGGTGCGACGATGAAGGGGATGGGTGTCGACGGTTACGATGCGGCAAAAAAGATGGTACCGTTTATCGGGATGCTGATCAAAGCGGGATTTACCGGGGAGACGGTCGGCACCAACCTCGGCTCCGCGATGCAGCGCGCCGTCACATTCCACACCACCAAGGCGGCGAAAAAGCTTAAAAAAGCCGGTATCGATCTGAAATTTGTCGACGCGAATGGGAAGTTTGTCGGTCTTGAACGGATGATCGCGATCTTGGAGGCGAAAACCAAAGCGCTCAACGATGTCCAAAAGACGCAGCTTCTTGCATCCATCTTCGGCAGCGGCGAGTCGATGAAGATGATTCAAGTGCTGATCTCTCAAGGCGTGAAGGGGTATAAAAGCTACCTAAAACAGATGGAAAAGCAAGCCGATATCGACAAACGCGTCGCGAAGGCAACCTCCACACTCAACGCGTCGTGGGAAGCCCTGAGTGGGACATTTGAAAACCTGCTGGCGATCTTAGGTGAAAATGTAGCGCCGGCTCTCAAGGAGATCACAACCGGGCTAAACGACTTTGCCGACAAAGTCGGCACACTTGCAAAAGAGCATCCACAGCTAACCAAAGCGATCAGCTACGGTGTCGTCGGTTTTTCCGCATTTGCTACTGTCATCGGCGGCAGTATGATAGCCTTGCGCGGATTTTTGTGGGTCGCAAAAAGTGCGCTCTCACCAATACGCATCGCATCAAAGGCGATCGGTGTGCTCTCCGGCGCATCAAATAAAAGTTGCGGTGCATTTGGGTGTCTATCGACAAAAGCGTCACGCGCGGCAACCGGTATCGGCACGCTCAATAAGAAAACCGGCATATTGCGCAAACTCTTTGCCTCACCGCTGACCCTGACCGTTACGATCGCAGGGGTCGCAGCGGTGCTTGGAGGTCTAAGCAAAATTGCAGAAGCGACGCATCAAGCTATTATGGATAAGCGATATATTGCCGCAGAGCCGCGGAATATAGACGCGATAAAAAAGAAGATAAAGCGGCTTGAAACAAGACTTCATGACGCGCGCGGTGACAACGGGGTGCTTGCTAAAGCCTACAGTCTTTTTATGTATAGTGACTATACGAATGCAGGGCAAAAGCAACTACGAAAACTGATATTGTCTGCCAAAAAACAACTCGCGATCACCGAAGCAAAACGGGACGGCACCTATAAGCCGAATCCTAAGCCCGAACAAACCGTCGTCCAAAAAAGCGACCAAGAAAAGGCGATGCGTTACGCGAGTAAAATCAAACGGATATGGGCATTGCCGATATCGCCGGAAAAGAAGCGAACACTTGCGCTACAACTTACAAAAAATATCGATATGCCTATCCCGAAAATACGCCGTCCTATCGTCGATCCTGTCGTAAAGCAGGCGGTCGTTTCGCCAAAAACGACGCGTCAAAATAGGGAAATAAGTATTAAAGAGGCACTGCACTATCAAGCGACTACGCTTAAGGAAGCCCTCGCATCGCTTAAATCAACTCCGCAGCAACACATCTATCACGTTGCGGTTAACGTGCATCAAGTAAGCAAAGATATCGATGTAGAAGCGGCCGTACGTCGTGCGCTTGACGATGCGCGTTATCAGTCCGAGCAGAGGAGTTTTTATGATCGTTAGTTTAGGTTTTTTTATCTTCGACGCACCCGATGTAGCAGGGTTGAAAGAGCAGATCGCGCCGCATTTTGGGGAGTATAAACCGATAGACGACAATCCGATCTATCACGACACAAACGGTTCGAGCGAAACGATCACGATCCAAGGCGTCTATATTGCAGATAGTAACTCAAAACCGGAGATCATACGCGGCATTGCCCGCGCTAAAAAACCGGTACGCTTGACGATGGCGTCCGGCAGAAGCGTATGGGTTATTGTGACAAATTTTACGACAGATAAAAAACACTTTTTGCCCTTTAGCGGCGCGGTCAATGTCGATTTTCAGATCGAGATGAAAAGGGTCGGAGGCGAATTGAGTGTAAGTAGCATTATAGGAGGTATCCTTGCGACGCTATAAACTTCCTCGCGATATGCGTGCGGATCAAATCGCGTATGAGGTTTTCGGAGATATCTCTTATGCACAAGAGATTATACGCATCAATCGTCTCGGCAATACCCCTATCATCAAAGCAGGTACTGTCATTAAAATCCCTGACAAAAAGACCGATGCCAAAAAAGATGTTGGAGTTCATTTATGGTAAAGGTACCGATTTACGATATCCGCGGCGACATCGTAATGGATGGGATATCATCCGTCACGGTCATAGATAGCATCGATGACGAAAGCGACGCGCTGATCGTCTCCTGCTCAAAATCAAATGCCGATATCGAAAAAAAAACAAAGGTCGATGTATTTTTAGGACTGAATGATCAAAAATGGGATTGCGGATCATTTGTTTTGCAGTCGATCATATACACTAATGATGGCGAACAGCTACTGTTTACCTCCGCTTCGTTTAGCGACACGATGAAAAAAAAGCGTACGATTTCGTATCAAAAACTCAATCTAAAAGAGCTCGTAGCAAAGGTTGCCAAGCGTCACGGGCTCAAGATAAAGTGCGATATGGAGCAATTTTTAGAGCATGTCGACCAAAAAAACGAAAGCGATATGGCACTACTAAAGAGATACGCCGATCGCTATAACGCCATTTTTAATGTCAAAAAAGGCACACTGATTTTTTTGTCGAAGAGATCAGAAGAGCTGCCTATGTTTACAGTCTTTACTGGAGATGTCGAATCGTATCAAATCGCGCGGACAAACAAACACTACTATAGCTCTGTTGTTGTTAAGTACCACAACTACAAAACAAACAAAACAGAAGAGATCACTGTCGGCAAAGGCTCGCCCGTATATACCATAGAAGAGATACAAAAATCACAAGCTGAAGCGAAAGATATCGGAATTGCAAAGCTTGACAAATTAGCCGCTATGACGACATCCGTAACAATAGTTACAGAAGGTGCAAACATCGTCGCAGGCGGCAAAATCGATATCGTCGGTTTCGGTAAAGTTGATGGGAGACACCTTATAACGAATGTTCGACATATTATACGCGAAAAGTACACTACGGAAATTACGATCGAAAAGGCGGTTTAACACCTGTTTATAACGCAGTAAAAAACTGTTAAATAAATTGTTAAAAAACCCAACTCTTTTAAAATGTCCGCTAAAATCTCTCAAGCCCCCATTTTAAGGCAAACATCAAGCTTTTCGCGCGTTTTAATCTTTTGACATTTTTAACGCAACTTTACAAAAGCGGTAGCCGTAGCTCTTGGGAAAGGCGATATGGCATTGGCGGAGAAGTACGATAAGGATCCTGAATGCAAAGCAGCTAAAAAATCCTATATTGAAAATCGCAGGAAGATCCAAAAAGAAAAGTATGCAGCAGAACAGAAAAAAAGAGCCGAAGAGAAAGCCAAAGCAGACGCTAAATATGAGATAGACTATAAAGAACAACTGGAACTCCAGAAGAAAATGCCTTACGCAGAATTTTACAAGATCAAAGACTCATGCGGTTTGGCTATCGGTAGAGTCTCTGCCAAATGTAAAGTGTACCAGGAATTAAAGCTCAAACGAAAAGATCAGGCAATGGCAGATCTTATCTCTAAACACCAGGGCGATGATCTTATAGCTTATAGAGAAAAAACCTGTAAGGAGCAGGGCTACCAAAGTGCGAATTGCGATCTTGCAATGGGAGCGACTGCCAAAGACGAACAAGATACTATCAAAAGACTCTCTGGAGACAAAGAGGCTCTTAAAAAAGTATTTAACGAGTGCTCGGCAAAAGTAGCAGTATTTCAGAAAAAAATGAAATGGAATGAAGCCAATGCACTTACGCAAAGTTTCAAATGCCGTACAGCAATGGCAGCAGCCAGAAAGTTTGGTGTATTTGGGCTTAGCCAGCCAATGAAATAGGAGGAATTACTATGATTGCAAATTACTACAGACAACTAAGAGGATCTGGGCTATCATGGTGGGCGTGTGTGGGGCTGATTATTGCTGCACCTGTACTTTATCTCTATAATGCCCCCAAATCCCTAGACAACAATTCTTCGCTCGATCTTTCATATACGATACAATAAGAGAAGAGAAAAGAGGAGTTTGATAATGAGTAAAAAGAAAAAGAGCTATAACGCGGAGTT